GCAATAGCTTTCCCTGTTGATACTCCAGTATCTGCTTGAAAAGTTGGGGCTGTTCCAGAACCTGTTGATTTTAATAAAAAACCTGAAGTACCTTCAGAAATAGCACCAAAAGAACCTGAAGCATTTACCTGTACTTGACCTGTTGTCCCTGCTGGAGAAGTTGCAAGAGCAATTTCTACTATATCTGGATTAGTATTATCATTACCTTTGGCATTTACAATTTTGTAACCTTTGTCGGTAGCTGACCAAGTAACACTTGACCCGGAACCAGAAGCATATTCAAATTCAACTGTGTAAGCACCACTTGTTCCATTTTCGATAAAATAAAAATTTTCTACATCAATAGGAATATTGACAGTTATGTTTGCAGTAATTGTACCAGTTAATTTAATATTTCTTGTAGCTAAAGTAGCTCCTGTGCCTCCATCTGTAACAGTTAAAGTAGTAGCACCAGTTCCATTAACTGCTTGCTCCTTATAACCACCAGAAATTTGTTCTATAATATTTAAGTTAGTGTTAGTTTTTGTTCCCCAAGTACCAGCGTTTTCGCCGGTTACCATTAGTTCAACGCCAAGTCCTGTGTATGATGATGCCATAAATTTTGTTCTCCTATGCCGCTTTAGTTGTATCTACATCTGTATATGAGGTATTTGACCCTAAGTCAACATTTCCATAATGTAGAATGCCAATTTGTGTACCCACACTACCAGTTATCTCAAATCCCGTCAATCCAATAGTCATGTCAGGAACAGTTACATTAGTAGCATTTAATGTTCCAGTACCAAGTAAACCTGTTAAAGTTACTCCTGTATTGTTAACAGGTGTTATAGCTCCTACAGAACCTGTTGCTAATAAACTTGTTGATATTGCAACAACTGTAGTTGTGTCTTCTATTAAATTACCTATACGTCCAGTTATTTCAAAGCTAGGTAATGGAATCTTAGTATCATCGGCGGGAGCTAAGGATCCTATACTTCCCGTCATTGAGAAGGCAGTTAATCCTATTTGAAGGTCAGCACCGTCTTGAATAGTTGGTGTACCTAATGATCCTGTTACTAATAAACTATTGGGTAGTACTAAATTGTTATCAAAGAAAGGTATTAGTGGTGCCAACGTACTTGTTATTTCAAAACCAGATAATGTTACTTCTGTTTTATTTTCAACTACTAAAGTTCCAAGAGAAGCTGTTATAGGGAAAGCTGGAAGTGTTTCTTTACCTGCATCTACACTACCCCAACCATTTTCTCCCCAATCTAAAGTACCCCAACCAGGAAATATTTCAAAACCTAAATCGGTATCAAGTGTACCTGTTATTTGTAAACCTGTTAATGTAACCGCTTCATCACCTTGCGCTGCCCAGGCACCTTGGCCCCAAGCCATTGCACCCCATGTAGATTGAGTAAGATCTATAATTCCACCCATTCCAATTCCATGGATCCAGCATGCAAAATAAAAATCTACTGTATCTCCGGCTGTTTGAGTAATTTCTACATATCTTGTACTAGCCGCATTAAAATTACTAGTATTAAAATAATCAGTAGAACTAACAGAGGCACCATCTAAAGAATAATAAGTGTTGTTGGTAATTAAACCTGCCCTCATTACATTTGTCGTTAAACTATCTGAATTTGTAAAAAGTGCAGGGTGGCCATCGTTACTAGAATCGGATTGATCTAATCTAATGGTAGCACCAGCTACCCATGGTAATTTATAATTAGTTGAACTTGGATCTGTAGTAGGTTGGACACCATTAATAAAATAAACGTTGCCAGTATTACCTGATCTAAAAGTAGTTCCTGTTGCGACTGTAACTGTGAAAGTTGTGTCAGCCATAGGGTTTAACTCCCTATGATGTTAATCTGATAATTGCAGATGTTGCGTTGTTAGTTGGAAACTCAATAGAAAAAGTTCCGTTAGAAACTGTTTTTGCTCCACCAAAATCAACCACACAAACTACTTTGTTAGCTGAAGGTGCAGTAGTATTATAAATCATACAACCGTCTGCTGTAAATGTTGCTGACGTCCAAGCATTACTTGCTCCTACAGATAAATCTGTAAAAGAAACAAAGGATGTTGTTGTAGTAGTTCCTACACCAGAGTTAACTAAAGTTCTTCCGCCTGCTGTGTACGCTGTAGCTGTTGCGCCATTATTAGTAGTTTTATCACTAACTTCGTTTGTGTCAGTCGGTACTGCATTAGCATTTGCAGGAGCTGCATAAGTAGTTGTAGTTGAACCTAAAGTTGCATTTACAAATAATGCTAACTTAAATGTATTTCCACCACTACCACTAACTTGAAATTTGTGTCCGCCTTCTAATAATTGTGCTTTAAAAGTGTTTGTTAATGCTGATACGATTGCCATAATTTTTTATCTCCTAATTCCTTTTACTTTGAAGGAGAAGGCGAGTCAATATATAATCTGATAGTTCCATCATCATAATCATCTCTTCTTCTTCTTCCAACTTGCTCAATTGCAAACTTTTCAACTTCATTATTATATCTTTGTTCGTAGTATGTCAACATATCCATTGGACCTTTTAAGAAGCCAAATGCTTCTACTAAACAGGCATATAAGAGTCCATTTGGGAAATTAACGCTTAAATAATTTGATGTAACGGCAGCTGATAGACCTGGTGGTCTTCTCGTAAAATTAACTTGGAAAGTGTATGTTTTATCTGGACATGGTGCAAACATTATAGTTCCTGATGTACTGTCTGTATTACCACTCATTGTAGTATCACCACCAAACATTGCATAATATTTAGGTAAACCTCTTCCAGTAGTTGCACTATTTCCTTGGTCTGCAAACTTATTAAATTCATTTAAAAATGTAACATCTCTTTTTTCTAAATATACTTGAGTATCTGGTGTAGTATCATCTTCTGTAATTTGAATAGATCTAACCGCTAAACAACCGCCTGGAGCATTAATGTATTGTTGTCCAATAACTAATGAACCTACCATAGAAGCTCTATCTGAATCTGTGTTTAAATCTCTCATTACTCTTAAACAAGCATTCCCAATAAATTGATCTGTAACAGTTGCAGTAAAAACAGAAGTATCAACTTCACAGTAATTTTGAATTGCTGTTGTTAAAGTTGCGTATGTGAATCCGTCATTTACAAATGCCATTATTGTGGTCCTATCGCTTTTAATGTTACTGGTCCTGAGGATGTATTATAACCTCCTCCACGGATTTGTCCAGAAATTGCTGTTCCAGCAGTAGTTACATTATAATTATTTAAAGGATCAGGAAGACATCTTGCAGTATCTCCAGCAGTGTGTGCTGCAGCTGTACTTGAAAAAGTACCTCTAACAACTCCTTCTAATTCTTTTGTAGAACTAATCCCAGTATAAACCAAAATTTCTGTGCCCATTTTAATCCCATTAATAGGTGTACCTCCAGAAAAAAAATTTACATTTCCTGGTGTACGAGGACTTTCTACTCCAAATCCAGTTACACTAGTTAAAATAATTCCAGTTGTTTGAGTGGCATCAATAGTAGTAGTAATAGTTGTAGTTGTTGAAATACGTCTACCTGGAATAAGGGTAAAGCCATTAAGATCACAAATTTGAGCTCCAGTTATACCATCGATATTAGCAATATTATTAAAAGCACCTGCAATACCAGAAGGGCCTCTAAATTTTACAAAACTTTCATACTGTCTTCCATGGTTTTCTTCAAAAATATTTATAATACCACTACCAGGGGATAGAGTACTTATAGGATTAAAACTTAAAAATCTTAAACTGTCTGGTGAATCTTGTTGAGGTCTTGTAGTAGATAAAGCTGTTGGATCGGCTGCACTTGGTTTTGGATCTAGTTGTGGTTGTTTAGCTTCAAACTCAGAAAAATGTACAAATAAACCGTTCCATTGAGTAACCATTTCGTTCCAAGGAAATGCTTGGCCACTAATGTCTGATATCGCTAGTGAGTATCTTCCTTGAGCAAATCGTGCCATAATTAAGTTCCAGGATAGTATGTTTTCGGTGTAATAAACGTACTCGTTTCCGAACCATCCGCTGCCTCCGCTCTTAGTAATTCATCTTCGTATAACATTTTTAAATTTTGTGTTCTGTCTGGTGCATATTTTAAACTTAAATAATAAGCTAAACCTGCACACATACAAGGCATGTAGTAATAAGGAACATCAACACCATTAGTATAATTTCCTACGTCTTGTATTCTTTTCATATAATAAAATTGAATTCTATCACCAGCCTGACTTGCTCCAGGAGTCGTGTATAGAGTTATAGATACTCTATCTATAAATCTTTGAACCCAATATTGAGAAGGTTGTCCTACTGCTAATTTATTAGACAAAGAAGAATAAGTAGATCTTGCAATTTTAGTTAAAGGTGCATCTGATTGACTTGTAGTTCCAGCGTTATTTCTATATGATGCTTCAAAAACATCATCAATACCATAAACAGCGGCTCCAGCAATATCTAACAATGTAGAAGTACCATCCGTATCTGAACGATAACCAATATATTCTTTAGTACCAGCAACTAGTGTTGCATAACCATCAGCGATTTGCCAAAGGTGAATTCCTCTATTAGCCCATTCTTGAAAAAGTATATTTAAAGATCTTCTAGCAGTTTTTAACTGGTAACCAGCAACTCCTCTTAATCCACATCTTTCGTAACCTTCTTCAACAATTTCGTCGATAGAAAAGTTTTTTCCAAAAACTGTAGTTCCTGAAGTTGTATTTGCCATGTAATCCTAACCGTCAAAGAAGAATGTTGCTGAACCTAAACCTGTTACGTCTGTGTATGCTCCATTTGGAAACAAGATACCGTTATCTGGAATATACGGATCTGTTTGATTAGTTACTCCACCAGGAATTCCAAGTTGTAATCCAATTACTCCTGTAATAGATGAATCTCTAATAATTAAACTAACTGCACCTGTTGAAGAATGCACATGCATTCCTCTTACTCTTGTTCTACCTGAAAAGATTGGTCCTGATGCAGAAGCATTAGTTCCTATAGATAAACTTGTAGCAACCGTTGGTTTTGAAATTTGTGTGACTGAAGTAAATACTTGTGTCGTGTTATTGTTTGTATTTCCAGCTGGTCCTGTGTGCGTAGCTGTAACAGGTAAACCATTTTGATCAGTACCTGTAATTGTAAAAACAATTGCGTTAGTTGTACCACTACCAGATGTAAATTTTAATGTAGTTGCAACATTACTCCAATTACCGAACCCTGCTGCCGTAGCTACTAAAACAATATCTGTAGTCCCCGTAGTTGTTTGGTTAGCTGCTACATTCGTTGTACTAGCACCTAGAGGTGCCATGAATTTTGCTTTTACTGCTGTTACATTACTCATAATTTTTTTCTCCTAATTTATTACTAGAGCCCCGAAGGGCTCTAGTTAAATTTTATTAGTTAGTCGGTGCGTAAGTAATACCTCTGTCTTGCGACCCCATGAAATAATCATGGCTTAAAGTATTAGCTACTGCTGCTGTTAAACCAAAGTCCCAAGTCAAACCCATTCTTTCAGCTGCTGTATTAGTTGCTGGGAAAGCATCATAAGCTACTGCTGCTTGTGATTGAGTTCCTGCTACAAATTGAGAACTAGCTACACCACCTGCTGTTCTAGAAGAACAAGAAGCATAAGGTTTTCTGTTAATGTAATAAGTAACTGAACTTGATTTTACTTGATTGTTAGCTGCTGTTGCGGGACTGTTTGTCAATTCAAAACCTAAAGTTATAAATTGATTTTGAGCCATTGTTCCTAAAGTCGCTAAGTTTGGATTAGTAGGAGTAAGTTGTAATTCAGCACCAGATGGTGATTTAATACAAGCTGTTAACTGTTCTGCTCCAGCAAGCATTTTAAAACCAACTAAAGAAGTTATTGCTGCGCCAAATGCACTTCCAACTGCTGCGCCTTCTTCAGCCATTCCCCAAAATATATTTGGAGCTCCTGCAAAAGCGTTAGCTGCTACTGCACCACTAAGAGTGGTTCTACATTCAAAGTATAATCTATCCCCTCTTGTTTGAGGAGTTGCATAGTTCATGTTACCTTGAACTAAATTTCCATCATTTGCTGCACCTGCTGCTGGATTAGCTACTACTCCGTTTAAACTTCCATCATTACCTAATGTAGGTACTGCTGCCACACAGTTAGTTGCTGCGATTACAGACCAAAAATTTCCTGCTGCTGCACCTGCGTTGAATACGTGTTGATCAAAATCATCAATTGCGTGTACTTGATCTGGCCAGTTTCCAATATTTAAATTTTGGAGTGCTGGTGTTGCGCTTGAAAACATTACTGCGCCTTTAAAGTGTGTTCCTGCCATTTTATTTGTCCTTTGTGTCCCAGTGTTAATTGGTATTGCAGTCTCTGGGTGCGTACTACTACACAAGCCTGAATACCCATAATAAATAATTTATTATATGTAGTGTGGAATTTATATCTTATTTTTGAATAGAGCGCAAGAGAGCCCGATAAGAAAGTGCGATTTCAGCGATGTAGCTTTGTGACTTAAGTAGCTACAGAAACTTGTGGAGCAGCGCCTTCAACGCTATTTTGTCTGTGAGCAATTTCAGCTTCTTCCAGCTTGATCTTAGTAATGACCTCTTTAACTTTGTCATCAATTCTGACCATTTCAAGAGTATATCTGTCTTCATTAATATGCTCCTGTTGCCACTTCAACTCCAAGGACCTTTTTTGTTTGTATAGGTCTTGTATCATGTATAACTTCCTCATAAGTTATTCTATTAAACTCGGAATGGTAACTATCTCCGAGATATTCCCAGATAATACTTTTTTCTCCGATTTTGTCAAGTATAGATTGTTCAAGAGAAATAGGGTTATCTTCAGCTAAAACGTCAAATTTAGCGTGGTGATTATAAGCCCAAATATTTACTAAGAAATTTTTCATGTTCACACCTTTATAATTAATAAAGAGGCCGTTTTTAGGCGGCCTCTTAAATTTATTTATTAGTTACCTTCAACTCCGAAAATACCTCTGTAGTCAGATACACCGAAAGAATATCTTTCTCTCGCTTTGTATCTTACGTTTCCTGTTGAGAAATCACCTTCCATTTTAGTCTGGATAGGTAGTCTTTCAAAGTACTTCATACCATTTGGTACATCAGTGATGATGTAGAAAGAATCAACGTCTGTTAGGTAGTGGTTTACTCTGTAACCTTCAGGTACCATTCCCATGTTTTTAAGCGCATTGATGTCATTGTCTGCAGTACCAGTTCTACCTTGAGATTTTAATAGTCTCTCAGCGTTGAATTGGTTTTCAGAAGGAACAATCATTTTCATTCCTCTAGCTGCAATCTTTAACCCTCTTTCATCAGTCATTCCAGCGATGTCTATCATAGACTGCTCCAATGATGTTTCGTTAAGGTCTGCTTGTGTTGCTAACGTGTTAGACACAGTGCCAGCAATAGTCGGGTGGGCAGTGCTAAATAAATTAACATTGTCACCTGATTGGAATGCATTTGCTGCTGCAATTCCAGGTAGACCTTGGTTTAACGGTGTAGCAGATTTAATCTGTTTTGCGTTAGCCATAGATCTTGCTAGTGCTTTTGTGTATCTAGACGCAAGTCTATCATACAAGTTATCTTCCATAGCTTCTTCTGTTAAAGCAAATGCAAGAGCCACAGTTTCGTTTGTGTATCTCGCAGTGTATGTTTCTTGTGCGTTGTCAAATGCAACTGCAGAACCCTCAGGTTTTACATAAGCATTGGCAAAGCCAGATAACATTACTTCTTCTTCAAAAGCTCTGTCTGATGTTTCCTTCGCATAAATTTCTTCATGCTCAGAATCGTATCTTTTATACTCAAGGCCGAACAAGGCGTTTAAACCTGGCTCAAGCTCTTTTACGAGTTGTTGTCGTGATATAGCCATTATTTATACTCCTTATATTCCGACCACGCCAGATCCCAGTAAGTGAGTATTTATCATCACTCTAAAATTAGGATTAGCAAAAGCAAAGTCCTGATTTTCTGGATCTCTAGATAGACCGATTATTTTTAGTTGTTGAACAGTTTGAGCGATCGAACCTTGATCTAACTCCATACCAGATACACCGTTAATAGTGGTACCTGCTGCGGGTGTAGCTACATCTGCTGTCGAAAAAATATCCGCTTGAGACATTGCGCTAGCCGCTGCGTTTGATTGAACTTCAAACATTTGGTAAGGACTGTCGTATACAAACGCTTCGATTGCACCACCGTTAGCTGGAGTTATCCCGCCAGGGTATGCGTTTCTAAACGTAGGTTTTTGTGTTGTTGGGTCATCGTAAAAACACCCCCAGAATGCGCCGAGATTAGAAGTATTACCTGCTGTAGTAATATCTACAAATCCTCCTGCTGTTCCTATAACTAAAGAACCTTGAAACATCAATGAAGCGTCTCCAGGTAAAATGTTATATTGAGTCATTCCAGTGGAATCATCTTGCTGACCGACACTTTTCAACGGTCTAAGACCGAAAGCTGCATCTTGATTAGCCATATTATTTATCCTCTGTTTGTAACTATTTCTAGCTACGATTAATTTAAATCCGTTGGGTCGTAATTGTTAAAAAACTATTACTTACCACCGAAAGATTTGCTAGAGCGACTATCATAACTGATAGGCATGCTCGGGTGCTGATCCTTCAGTAGATCGTTCTTAACTCCGTCAGCTCTTTCCTTAGCTTTATCTGAATAAAACTTGGATCTAGCTTCTGCGATCTCGTTAGGTATTCTGGCCAGCAACAGACCTCCAACTCCGATGATTCCCTTGTATTTGCCATCTCCCACAATTGGAAAACTGGTAGCTTCATATTCGTCGGCTCTAACTAATTCATATCCTGATCTTAATTTACCAGCAATATTTTTAGTGTCGTCGAATCCTAGGCTTTCAGCTCTAATCCATCTGTGTCGGAATCCATCCGGCGGCGCTGGGGCATCTAAAGCATTTGGTTCTTTCCATTCAACAGGATGCTGTGTAGCTTCTCTGCTGTTGGATGCACGGGAGTCTCTTACTACTTCTTCTGTAACCTCCGATTTAATTTCTTCAGTCACGTTAGTTTCATTTTTTTTCATATGCGATTACTCCTCTATGTTTAATTGTTTAGCATATTCTTCAAGTGGCACATTCAATTTTCTAGCAATTGCTACCTGTGATGATGTGAGTTGCACAGTTCTGCGACCAGCCTTTTTAACACCTCTGGTAGCCGAAGCTACATTTTGAGTAGGTTTAGTCGTTGATTCTGTAGTCTTACCAAATTTGTGGGGAAATTCAAGTTTTATTCTTCTATCTAATTCCACATAATAATCACCAGATTGGGGGTCGTAGCCTTCTTCTTCTACTAATTTCTTATGTAGACTAAAAGCTGTGTAAGTCATAGGTTCATCTTTGCCAAACCATGAATTATTGTCTGCCCATTCTGTTGCCCTAGCATCGGGTTTTGGTGTTTCTTGTTGAATAACGGGTTGTTTGATTGGTTGTTTTATTTCTCTTTGTTCTTGATCAGCTTGCTTAACTTTCATCTCAGATAATCTAGCTTCTTCATAACCTAATTTAGCTATTTCTTTTGAAGCTTCTACTTCTGCTTTGATGTCATTATTTTCTCTAGCATTAACTAATTTAGATTGAGCTGCTTCTATTCCAGAAACAATTCTGTTTTCCATTTCTGAAACAAAACCTTTATCTATTTTAGATAATCTTGCTTTAAGATCTCTTTGTTCA